GTGACTCTATAGTCCTGAATTGCGTCTTTGTAATCTATCAGTACACGATTAGCTACACTATTTAACTGTGAAGATGCAATACCTAAATTTGCTGTTACCATATTTTATCTCCTTAAAACACCAATACCTTAGTTAACTGTGGAGAAGCGGCGGTGTGTGCTGTTGCTGGCGCATCTTCTAATGCTACCGCAACGGCAATGTTTGTAAGATTTCCTACACCATCTTCAACGCATTCGGCCAGCATCCCAGCTGTGCCTGCTTCATCCACCATCAAAGAGTCACCACGGTCAACGTCGTTCTTGCACACCGTGTACAAAATTACTCCGCTACCTGTAACCATAGAACACATATATCCGCTGTCTGCGTCAGTCAATGCTACGCCCGCTATGGGTGCGTTATTGTCTGTCGCGAGTGCGGCCTTTCCAGCAGTATCTATCTTCAATGCTTCACCGGCTGTAATATTAGCCGCTGCTACAAAATTGAGGATTCGTGCCGGTGCTCCACCGTCATTGACTAATATTCCTTTTACTTGTGCCATATTTAATCACCTTTTTCTGTTTCCAGCCCCTTGAATACAATCTTTCCGTCTTCCATCGCAAACATGCGGTGGGTCTCTTCAGATTCTTCAATTGGCTTCTCTTCAGTATCGTGGGCTTTGCCCTTACCGAAAGTACGTTCTGTCTCTTCTGGGACAGGTATACTCTCCATAGCGATGCTGAATCCTTCTAGCTTAATCTCGTCCCATGCTGATAACTCGGTAGTCCGTGCTTCAACACTCTCGTCATTCACCTTTCCAAGGAGGGTTTCTTTTTTGATAATTGAGTCAATAAAACTGGAAACGCGTGCTTTTGCAAACTCGGCGTTCCTTGTTTCTTCGGCCTCCTCAAACTTGGTAATAGTTGCGAGAGCGTCGTTATACTTCGTATTGAGCTCTGCGTGGGCTGATTCCATATCTGAGATTGTACTCTTCATAGAAGCGAATTCACGCTCCACGATTGGATTACTCTCAGTCTCTTTAACTGTTTCTTCAGCCATAGTTATTTCCTCGCTAGTTGACCCGTCTGTTTCACAGGTACAAGCTTTGTCATGGTCGCTTCCGCAACCACAATCCGTTTTCATTTCGTGTCCATCGCATTTCTTTCCGATTGTACATGCGTCACAAACCGGTGTACGAGTTTCGTTATCAATGAAACTCACCTCGATTGGACGAATATCAGTAGCGAATGATTCTCCCATGACATCTAGGTCATTGGAAAGCCAGTCGATACTTACGTGCGTCATATCGCCGTTTTCTATTTTCTCTAACACTTCATTGGCCTTTGCCGCATCCTTGTGGATACGAGCTAAGAGCTTCACCGCCTTTAAACCATCATCCAGCTCTACGTATTCTGGGTTGACAGCTATACCTAACAAATCGTCGGGTGTTCGCTGATGGTTATAGTAAACCGGAAGCTCATTAAAAGCTTCTATATTATTATGTAATGTATTGGGTTCTATATAAACCTTTTGGTCGCCATCCGCATCATGCATACCAGATGTAATGGCGTATACAGGGAATTCATAACAGTCCTCTTTACTGTCTATGTTTCCAATCTCCAATGCAAAAGAGCGCTTAATTTCTTCTTTGGTGCCTGAAGAAGCAAAACTTCTTTCGTCAAATTTTCCTTCATCTACCCTAATGCGACACATATCAGCTGCCACTTTCTGGTAATTCTTAAAGCCCCTCTTCTTAAGCTTAAGCCCCGCATCTATTAAACAACTTTCATATAGATACTCATCTAGCTCTTTGTCTTTTGTCATTTTTCCCTGTCCCCTGTTTTGTTTGCGGCTGGTTTGTTACCAGCTCTGTTTTCTGTCCTTTTGGACTCTTCTTTCTTATCTTGGTCTTTTCCACCAGAGACATTTACATTCTCTTCTGTGTCCTGTGTCTCTGTCACGCCATCTGGATTCAGACCACGTTCCATCCTTACTTCACCGGGCGAAAGAACTCCCTCAGAAAGGTATACCATGTCTGTCTTTGCTTTCACAAAGGCATCGTTAACATTAATTTGCCTGAACTTAAATCGGGCACTGCCACTTTCTAATTGTGGCATCAACTGGGAATTTATAGCTGCTTCTACAGCAGACTGTAAATGTTTAACATAGGGTTCGAAAATGGGCCTTGCCTGTTCGGGCTTCTCCCACATTGTTATAGGTACTTTCAATGCTATATGTATCTTCTTAAGAATATCGTCTGTGTACTTTCCATACTCAAACGCTCGTTGTGTACCCTGCATCTCCTTAACTACTATATCATTACCGTGAATAATATCTTCACCGGGTTCTAAGGAGTTAAAGGCTGCAAGTACTTCGTTAATCTTGTCAGCATTATAAGGCATATCGGGAAGTCCGCAGCTAATATCAAAGCGACTATTAGCGTATTTATTGAGAGCAGTTCCGACATCCCGTTCTGCATAATCTTTAAGGTCAACCAGATACAGAATTGGATGGATGTCAGATAAACCATAAGCATAATCGTCGAATGAGTTGTTTTTGTATTCAACAATCTCGCCATCTTCAAACCGAATTGATTCTTTGTCATCTCCTAAATCCTGATAATAATACATTATCTGACCATTATCGTCTCTCTGTACATACATATTAATAGAAGACCTTAAAACTAAATTGTCTCCCGTCCATTCCATGTATGAAGTTCCAAAAATCCTTCCATTCCTTAACCAACCATATAAAATCTGGTCTAAGTTAATCTCGTCAAACATTAGGGCGATAGCATCACGCTCTGCGTCGTCATCTGTTACAATGTCATAGCCGTCTTTTGCAGCATATAAGCAAGGCAGGTCAATCAACGTCCTTACGATGGGGTCTGCTAAGTACACATTCATGTACGTTCTTGCGTCGCCTATCTGCGGTTCATGACTTGCTGCACCAAACATTCCCGTGCTTTGCTGTAGTTGGATACGTCGAATAACGCCCTCACCGTAGTTGCGTGGGTCATCCTTAGAATAAGGAGGATTGGTACCTTTAGTTGCAAACTGGCGCCTGTTCCAAGGCAAATAATCACGTAGAGCCATGGCTATCGTATACTATTATATAAACGGAGTATATAAAGGTTTCGCTCATAAACCGCCGGGTATATGCTTGTTGACCCTATTCTTGACTCCTCCGGTCTTAAAAACCGCAGGTATACTCCCCGTTCTGTCCATTCTAGGAGTAGGAGTACTTAATTGTACGCTAGCAAAAGTAGCGCTAGCGGGCATCATTGATAGAGCAGCATGTATTCCCATAACTGAACTATCACAATAATCATCATGTTTTCCATCTGGAGCAGCTATTCTTTCTGTTTTATTGGCTGCATCCATAACATATTCCAACTCTGTGTGCTCTCTTAACCATTTATTAACTAACTTCGCTTCCTCTGGTGGTAATCCTTCAGGGTGTGGTATTTTGACCAGCCCCTGTTGGATGTACGAAACATAATCCCTATATGCTTGGGTTTTCGTACCTTTTGGACCACCAGTGAAAATGAAGGGTAAAAAGTGCATACCTTCTTCGTAGCATCCTTTTCTTATGTCCTGTTCAATCGCACCACCGATACCAGTAGCGTCAATAATGACACGCTCAGCACTAAAATCTCTAGCAGTGTCCATGATACGCCTACGTTGATATGGAATGTCATGTCCGCCAGTTCTAGGATTGATTTCCTCCAAGCATATAAGACGTGCGATATTTCCCTCATCGGATTTTTCGGTACTCCATACACTGATAACAGTGCTATTAACAGATTTACCAATGTCAACAGCCACACTACAATTAGGGTATGGCGTTCCTCTTTCGACAAAGGTTTGTCCTCGTACTCTACACCTCTTAAGCGCTTCGGGGTTAAAGATTTGTGAGACCGATTCGACGAATTCGCATTCATATTCTGTCCTCCAATATATTGAGTCTTCTCCCCACTCCACCATCTTGTCAAGCATTTCTTCTTCAGTATATGGGGCAGAATAAGCTCTACCACACTTTATAGCGTCTCTCCAACTGAACACTAGCCTTTCAAACGTATCTGCATATGCGTCGTCATAAAGATAGCGATACATATGATTTTCTTTACTTTTCGGGGTACCCAAGTTTATAAAGGGTGCTTTATTCGCTATGATACAGGGCTCTACATTGTCAATGAATAATTTATCATCTATCAAAGGGCTCTCATCTATAATTAAGAATGTCGGGTGCTGGCCTCGTATAGCCTGACCCTGATTGGATGGAGCCATAGGAGCTCTGCGTAATATAGTCCCACCTTTCATCGTAATGTTTGGTTTGTTATGGAACCTGTAAGATTTAACTAAGCTACTAAGAAAAGCATTATCAGAGAAATGTCTATACACATAGTTAAATATAAGTGCGGCTTGGTCCTCGCTAGGTGCGAGCACAAAGATTAAATCTCTAAAGCGCTTAAAGAACATATACACAGTTGCAGCTACCGAAAGGGCATAGGACTTGCCACAGCCTCGTGGAGCCAATATCGCCATTTTACGCTGCTTACCGCTCTTTGGATATGTTAGAGAACTAACTATTATCCTTTCCTGAAGTGGCCTAAGCTTTAATGGACGCCGTTCAGCGTCTATAAGGTATGTTTCACAGAATGCCCTAAGTAGGACAGTCATTTTCTTGTCGTCGTGTCTACACTGTTCGAAAATATCCTCTAAGAACCTTGAATCATGCGCCGCCTTCCCTGAAATAGCCGCGTTAAGCGTCTTCTGTTCGTTCTTCACTGGCGTCGTCATCGTCATCTACCATATCCTCTAGCAGGTTTACAAACTGCTCTGTATTCTTTTCTACTACAGTAGGTATTTCGATATTAAGAGCCCTGAACTCAGTATGAATATCCCTAACAATAGAGTTTCTCTGTCGCAAGAGCTCTGTTCTCGCGTTAACATCCCGAATAGATACAAGAATTTCTTCCCAAAGCACGTCTTCAAGCGTAAGATTGCGTGCCAACAACCGGACAAGTTCTTTATGACGTTCATATTCTCCTTCTCCTATGCGTTGGCGTAACCGAGTTTCATACTCTTCTACGTTCACAGGTTTTTAGCTAAATCTCGAATTTCCTTTGTGAGGTCCTTTTCAATAGCTTTGGCCTTGTGGTCTACTTCTGCTAAGATTGCCTTTTCCAGAATGGCTGCCTTAACTTTTGCCTTCTGAGTAGCGTCTAGTTTCGCTTTCATTGCTTTGGTGAGGTATTTTTCATACAACTCTTCCATTTCGTCACCATGCTGACGCATAAACTTAGCGTACATCTTTCTCGCCATCAAGCGGAAAGCTGGTACTTTCATCCATGCTACTGCACAGGCCAAAGCAACTACAACGGCGCCTCCACCAATATACATCATGTTGTCCATCAACATGTCTAGCATACTGGATTCAACTACCACATTAGCTGTAGTGTTTGCTGTTTCGTTTGTCGTTGTGTTATTAGCCATAATATCACTCTAACCCATATACTGTAGGACTATATAAAGCTTTCGTTGTGTGGCCCCATGGACACATATGCGTAAGTATCCTGTGGTTTTCTGGTCCGTTAGGGACCACTATTACACCTAGGATGTAGGGGTTAATAAAGGTTCCGTTAAGGTAGGTGGGTTTCCCACCATTTGGGGGGATGGCATATGCCGCCATCAAGCTTTAAAAAGCATTTCGTGCATCGTGCCTTCTCGTGACGAGTAAGCTCTTTCCCGCAGTACTTGCAGTACTTAGCTTCCATCTATTTGTTTTAAGCGCCTTCGTATAAGACCCAATATCCCCAATTACCACTGCCTATTTTCACAACTCCACTTTGTAGTGCTGCGTCAATAGCTTGTGAAGCCGCATCAATAGCGGCATCCATAGCGGTAACTGCGAGGGTCATCGAGGCGTATCCTTCTCCTTTTAAACTCTCAACTGCCATTAATCCTCCTTATGTTCATCTTCGCATTCCGCTACCTCTCCGTTCCCATTACGAAAAGTGCCCTTTCTAGTCTGTTCTATCTGACTGTTCTGTTGAGCAGTCCATAACTCTA